GAAGGTCCCGTTCCCACTGGGGACGGCTGAGCCCGTGATGACGACTCCCTTGACGGCTGTCCTCGCGATGCCCGAGCCGGAGGACGGGCCGGTGTCGGTGACATTCCAAGTCGTAAGGTCAGCCGCGAGACGATAGGTGAAGCCCGTGTCCTCCTGGTAAGCCGTCATCCCCGCGGCACGGAGGGCCGTGTCTATGGCGAGGCGTGCGGCTGCATCGGCAACGACCTGGGGCGCGCCCTTGATATCGGCTGAGGACGCGAGCGCGAACCCCACACCGCCCCGGGTGAGCTGGCCCGATACCGCGGGCATTAGCTAGCCCTCGGCGAGAACGGCACGGTGAGGACGTTGACGGACCGATAGACCTTGTAGTTGACCGTGATGCCATAAAGGCCGGTCACGCTGACCGTGGTGGGGCTCCCCATGTCGAAGCCCTGTTGGGTCAGTTGGTCGATCCAACCCACGGTGCCAGCCGTGTATTGGGCGATGTCAGCCCAAGCCACATAGATGTATTGGAGGCTCGGAGAGAGCGCGTACGTATTGACCCGCGAGGTCGCGAGGAGCTTTCCCGAGAGGGCTAGGATCTGAGCCCCAGTCAGCGAGGTCAGGGCTGAGACCCCGTAGTAGATCGGGAAGACCCAACGTGTGCTGTCCTGTGCGGTCTTGCTAACGCTCCCATTGCTGTAGGTGAGCGTCGTGGTCATGATCGGATCGTTCGCGCCCGCGGAGGTCCTCATCACTGAGTCCGCAGCGGTCCACGAGGTGAACGATCCGTTAGGCGTGAAGGCCCCGAGGTCTACGTCTCCTGCATCGGTGCCACCCGTGTAGACAGTCGCAATGCTCCCGGATGTGGCGCTGCCCCCGGTGTAGCTGTTGGCCGCGGTGATGGCCGTGTTGGCTGGTGTCGCGGATGCGTGGTTGCCCAGGCGGATCCCTCGCTCAACGAGGGTTGCCGTTGAGAGGGCGAAGCCGCTCGCGAGGAAGGGATCGCCGATCTGATCCCACGTCAGTTGACCATCGATCTCAGGGTAGGTCAGACGACCTGACACGCGCGTGCCCGCGGGCCGCTCTACGATCGTCGCGCCGAGCGCGTTTGCCACTGCCGGAACTGAGGCCCCTGGAGAGCCCCCAGAGGACGCGCCATTCACGTAGTCGATGGACGTGAAGCTCATCAGGTCACCTCGGAGGACTTGACCTGAATGCGGCCGTTCATGACGCCGGTGCCTGTCGTGGGCTCGTAGACCACGCGAACGAACCGCCATGCGGCCCCGACCACATTCCATAGATGCGAGTCCGCATCGGTGGACACCGCTTGGGTTGTGTTGGGGACGTCAGTCCAGTTCGTCACCCCGGTGATGGCCTGGTCTCCGAAGCCACCTATGTCGTTCGAGGCTTGGAGCTTCAGGCTCCCCGTGACGCTCGTTCCGGACCACACAACCTGGATCGAGAACACGGTGTAGACGTCGATGCGGTACGCCTCGCTGTTGATCGTCGCCGCGAGGTTCCCCCCACTGATGATGGGGTAGTTGCTCTCGCCGCTCATCAGCGATACCCGCGGGCGTTGAACGTCCCCGTGGAGCTGGCGTTCACATACTTGAGGCGAACCCAGCGATAGAAACAGGTCTCGTTGTAGAGCTTGCTACTCGCTGCCCCACCGGCTGCCTGGGTAGAGCTGGCAACCGTTGTCCAGTTGGTGCAGGTGATGTTGCCCGCACCATCGTCGGTCCCCAGATCGTTGCTCGCTTCGAGGGTGAAGTTGCCTGCGGGTGTCCCTGTCCAGACGACCTGAATCGAGTAGCCGTTGGTGTGCTCCAAAGACATGGGCGCCGAGACCACCGTGGTGGTCCCCGTCATCGTCTGAGCCGCTGCGAAGAGTGTGACGGGAGTCGAGTTCGCCATCGGGTGCCTCTCAGAAGCACCCGCGTTTCCGCGCGCCCTTTTCCCGGGCTCAGCCTGCGATCTGTTGGATCTTCGTAGGCTGAGCCCCAGCCATGGTCCGGCCCGAGGGAGGCTTCATCGAAGTCTGTTGCTCTTTGGGAGCTGGGGGAGCCTTCTTCGCCTCGCTGGGCAACCCCTGTAGAGCCCGCAGTGCCGCTCTATGGCGGTAGTTGAGCACCGGCCCATCGGGCTGCGCCGCGAGGTCGTCAAAGCGCTTCTGCATGCGCTCGTAGAGAGCGGGGTAGACCCTCTCCAACGACTCGCGGTGAGCCCTTGTGACGGTGCCTTGCTTGAGGTGCTTGAGCACCGACGTGGGGTCCATCACGACCTCGATCCGTGCCTCCCAGTCTGCCAACTGCTGGGGGCTCGGGGTCCACTTCACCTTGGGCGAGAACGGCTGAGGCGGAGGCGCCTTCGGCATTGTCTCGTAGAGGTACTGGAGGGCAGCCATTTGCTTCTCAGCGAGCTTCGCCCCGATGGTTGGGGCTCCACCCTGGGCCATGGCACCCGCGAGCTTCCCCAGTTCGTTGGTGGTGCCGACCCCGTTGGCCACTGCCTCACTGATCTTGGCGGAGAGCTTCTCAAACTGTTCGAGCTTGGTCGCTGCCCCAGCGTGTTCGGGTGCGTGGACACCCAGCATCTCCGCCATAGCCCTGACGGGCTCAGCCTTCGACACCTCGCCCGATGCCATGCCCTTGAAGATGGCTGGGATGCGATCGAACTCCAGTGCGACCTTTCGCATGCTCTGCTCACCCAAGAGGATGCCCAGCTTCTCAGCGCCCTTCACCGCGGCGGTATTGAAGTTGGCTCGAAGGTATTTGTTGCCGAACATGCCTAGGAGGGTGCTGACCCCTCCACCAACGATGCCACCTACGGGGCCTCCGATGAGGCCCCCCACAGCGTTGCCAATGTTGCTGCCCGTGATGCCCATGAGGTAGTCGGTGAGGGAGTTGGTCCGGTTGGTCATCTCCCGGCCGATGTTCTTCTCAGCCCCCTTCTTCACGGTGGACATGACATTGAACTCGTTGTTGAGCTTCGCCAGCTCCTGACGAGCCTCAACCCCAAGGTGCTCTTGGACAGCAGAGTCCAGCTTGCCCTTGTATAGACCGCGTATGCCCTTCAGCTCCTGATCTACCTGGTCCGGGCTAGGCATCTTCTCGCCATAGATGAGGCGATCGAGGTCTTGCCTTATGGTCACCAGGTCAGTGGGCTTGAGCGAGTTCGCGTCACTCGCGAGGCGCTTATGGGTCTCCAGCCGCTTCGCGTTCTCGGCTGCGACCTCTTGGACCTTGGCTTTGTACTCAGCCTCTGCGGCTGAGGCTGCCTGGGCACTCTTCTCCTTCGCGGCTCCTACGCTGGCCTCCCATGCGGCGCGCTCGCTCTCGTGCGCCGCACGCTGGGCCTTAACGGCATCGGCCTTCGCTACGTAGTCAGCGATGACCTTCTCCGTCTTCTTTGCGTACTGCTCGCGCTGAAGCTCCACGGCTGCCCCAACGTCGTCCTTCCAACGCTTGAGGGCCTCCTCGTAGCTCGTCAGCTCAGCACGGTGGGAGGCTTCGACGGCCCTCTTGGCCGTTGCCTCCCACTGCGCGTGACGGACCTCGAAGGTGACCCTCTTCTCCTGAACGGCCTGTTCGAGGAAGCGATCGTCTGCCCTCGGATAGTCCTTCCGAAGCTCAGCCCGCACGCTCGCCTCATCGAAGGTCGGACGGGGGTACTCCCCTTCCACCTTCTTCATGAGGGCAGGGCGAGGATCCTTCGGCTCGGGGCCGACCATCTTGCGCGCACTGGCCTCGTAGTCAGGCTCTTTCGGGAGGGTGGGCTCCTTCGGTTCGAGCTTCGCCCAATCGCGCTCCTTGAAGGGCTTGGGTAGCTCCTCTTTGATGGAGGGCATCTCCGGCTCAGGTAGAAGCCTGACAGGATCGATATCCTTGATGGTCTTCTCTTCGAAGGACTCGATGTACCGCGCGATCTTGGACTCCTTGGCGTCCCACCCAACCCTCTTCCCAAGAGGGCCAAGGATGTCCTTCCTCATCTCGCGCGCGACGTCGCGCGCGTCGAAGGTCACACCGGCGTCATCAAGTTGCTGGTAGACCGCCCCGATCTGGTCTCCCGTCTGTTTGCGGGCTGCCTCGACGCGTTCAAGAACACTCTCGAAGTCCTCGCCAACCTGACGGGTGAGGCCCTTCTCCCTGATGATGGCACCGGCCCCGTTCTTCCCACCGATGGTCTCAGCGAGGCGATCGGAGATCCGCTTGTAGGGATCGAGTGACTTGATGGCCTGCTCGTTGGCGTAGCTGTCCAGCTTGTCCACCAGCTTCTCACCGGGGGCGAGCACCGCACCCTTGAAGGCTCTCCCGAAGAGATCCTTCGCCACGGGGGAGACACCGCCAAGGGCTGCGCCCGCACCCATGCTGTAGAGCATGGTCTCGGCTGCCTCATCGGGGTCACCCAACATGGCCTCTGTGACAGCCACCGGGGCTGCGACCACCCCACCCTCAACGCCCATCCGTGCGGCGCCTGCGAGGGCCTTCTTGGCCACGCTATGGGCCACAGCCTGCTCAGCCCCAGCCGCGATGAGGCGCTCCCCCAGGATGCCTGTCTCAGCCGCGCGACCGGCAGCGGCAGCCCCCTTCCACAAGGGGCCTCCCACCACGAGGCTCGCACCGAAGCCACCGAGCCCGCCGATGGTGTTGGCCGCGTAGTGCTCTTTCTTGAGAGCCTCCCACTTCGCTACTTCAAGGGGGTCGTTGGTCTTCTCGTGGATGATCTCAGGGATGCCGAAGAGGGCCTCATCCCCGAACTGGGCAAGCGCGACCTTAGCCGCGCCCGAGAGCCCCTTGTTCTCCTTGACGTACTCCCTGACGGCTGACGCTTGGGGGGTGTCACGGGTGTACCCCTGAGCCTCAGCCATTGCGGCTTGCTCTTCAGGGACGTCACCCACTTGGCCGAAGCGATCGACCATCTTGATGGTCTTGCCCGAGAGGGCGACCGGGGGAGCCACGGGAGCGGCGCGGCCCCCAGACAATCCCAGCGAGGGGGTGAACGTCGGATCGCTCGCGATCCCCGCCTGGCCTAGCAGGGAGTCCACGAGCCCTCCACTGTCTATGGCGGTCGTCATGGTCTCACTTCGCGTCGGGGGTGAACTGGACACCATCGGTGCTGGGTGCGGCAGCCGCAGCCTTCCGACGCTTGTTGGCGATCATCACCTTGGCGATGTTGAGCTTGGCCAGCACTTGCTCTTGGCTGTCATAGGGCCCGGGGAGGAGATCCCTATAGGTATCCTGGGTGACAGTATCCGAGTCACCCTGACCACGGAGGATGCTCACGAGTTGGGTCCCCATGGCCCTACGAAGATCAGGGTTCTCGAAGGGCTTCGAGCTGAGGCGACCTCCCGTGTCGGCAGCCTGGGCAAAGAGGTCCTCTACCTCCTTGACGTCCGCAGCGTAGGAGCCACCGGCAAGCCCGGCCTTCTCCCTCGCGATGTTGTTGCGGTCAGCTTCGAGCCCGAGAGCCCCAGCCTTCAGGCGGTAGTCAGCCTCCCATCGACGCTGAGACTCTGCATGCGCGGAAGCGGCTGCCCTCTTCGCCTCAGCTTCCTTCCTCAGAAGCTCGCTGAGGGCTCCCTGCTCGTCACTGATCTTCGTGTCGAACGCCTTCCGCGCGACGTCGGCCTTGGCCATCATCTCGGGGGCATCGTACTGGGCAGCCTTCGCCTCAAACTGAAGCTTGGCGTTGGAGAGGGCTGCGATGCGCGCCGCACTTCGAGCCGCACGCTTGTCCCCGGTGAACCTCATCATGTCTGAGAGGACACCGCGTTGAGCGTCGATGCTCCTGCCCTTCGTCTGAAGGTCGATCTCCTGGGCCTTGATGTCGCGATCGATCATGCGATCGACGTTCTGAACGTAGCTATTGACGTTTGTGCCGTTGAACACCCCCAGCACACCGCCAAGGATCCCACCGATGCCGTTGGCTACCTGGGTAGCGGCACCGGCCCCGGAGTACATGCGAGCAGGGTCGATCTTCTGATCCCCGTACGCTTTGACCTGGGCTTGGATGTCCCGGATCCCAGCCTCAGTGTCAGCGTCCTCCTTCGCCCTCTTGGCTGCGTCCTCTGCGAGGGTCGCCCTGTCCTGGGCAGCCGTCTCCGAGAGGATGGCAGCCCCCTCGCGAGCCCGCTGGACCCCGACGTCGGTGACCTTGTCTTGGGCGTTCTGTTCCTCCTGAAGAAGCTTCTGATGCTCTTCGAGGGCAGCCCTTCGCGTGTCCGGGATGGCTGGCGCGCCAGCACCGCCCTGGGCCTTGGGCTTGGGCTTCGGTGCCTCGGGTGCGGGAGCTGGTGCCGGGGTTGCTGGCGGTTGCGTGATGGTCGGTGCGGGCTGAGCGAGCCCCGCAACCGGATCGATGGCTGCCTCGCGCTTGGCTTCGGCCTGGGCCTTCTCTACGGGGCCTGACCCTGCCCAGACACCTAGACGGTCATCGAGGGGCTCGAGGACCCCCGTGGGGTCCTGCCGCTCTCCCATGGTCTCAGCGGTCGCGAGCTGGTCATCCACCGAGCGCCCCAGGGGGATGCCCGGGCTCGGTGGTGCCGGAGGGGGAGCCACCGGGGGACCGATCGGTGTGACGGGGGGTGGTGCCGGGGGGCCGAAGAGGGCTGCGGTCTGAGGCTTGACCAACCCAAGCTGAGAGAGCCTCTGCGCCTGCTCAGCAGTGAAGCTAGGTACGTCTCCCATAGATCAGCTCCATGTCCCATAAGAGGGCTTTGCGGCAGACGACGCACCGGAGGCGCTCATCCGTTGGTACATGTCAGCCCCACCGATGGCTCCGGCGATCGGGGCCTGCACTGCCGTGCCGACGTTCTTGGCGTTGGCTGCGGCGTTGGCCCCAGCGATCCCCGCACGGGTCTGATCTGCACCCATGATGCCGCGTTGGTTGTCCTGCTCACGCTGCATGTTGGCGTTGAGCTGGGTGGTCTTCGTGCCCGCCCGAAGGTTCTCGTAGCCCATACGAAGCGAATCATCTCGGGCGCGCTGGGCATCCGAGAGGTTGGCCTGTCCGAACGCCTCTTGGGCGTCCTGAGCCCTCTGGGATGCCAGCGTGGAGGCCAGCCCCTGCATGCCCGCCTGTTGCTCCTGGGCTCGAAGCTGAGAGGCTTGAGCGGCCTGGCCTGCGATGAGCTGGCCCTGCTGACTCATGGCCTGTCGGGTTGCAGCCGCAGCCGCGAGCCCGCCACCACGGGCAGAGTTGGCCTGGGCAAAGCCTGCGTCTATGGCTCTGTCAGTACCCTGCTGAAGCATCCCCTGTGCTGCCGTGGGGCCTTGGCCGTTGGCCATGTTCCGGTAGAGCCCAACGGCTTCCCCGAACTGCCCGCGAGACTCCAAGGCGTTGGTGAGATCGGCCTTGGTAGGGTCGCGACCCTTGGCCATCTCGTTGATGTAGAGTTCGTCGCGGTTGACGTCCTTCGTGGCATTGTCACCAGCCTTGCGAGCCGCTTCCGCGGCTGCGTCTCGCTGACGTCGAAGGGCATCGGTGTCCTGTGTCCTCCGGTAGCCTGCGAAGGACGGCCCACCGTGCTCCTGCGTGAACTTGATCAGCGCGTCCTGACCCAAGGCCGTATTGAGGTCCCCTTGGGCGCCCTGGGCTGCCTGCTCTTCCGGCGTCAGCCCGCCGTATTGATAGGCATTGCCATCGACCTGGGCATCACGAGGCGTGAACTTGTTCTGTCCCGCAGCTACGGCACCCGGGATCGCTCCGGCAGCGGAGCCGAGCGCGCTCCCAAGGGCCATGAGACCCATCATTCCTAGTTGCGGCATCAGGCCCTCCGAACGAAATAGGAGAAGTTGGATCCAAGGCAGACACTGCCGGTGAAGACAGCCGGACCTACGAACACCCCGGGCAGGTCGGTGATCGCGACTTGGATCGAGTGCCCTCGCTCCTCAGCCTCTCTGACAAGAGCACTGACGATGACTTGGAAGGCGAGCCGCTTCGCGAAGACGGCTGCCCGTGGGTCTACGGTGAAGCCGTCGAGGTACGCCACGGCTGAGGGGGTCGTGTACAGGAACCCCACCCCCACGGGAGTGGTGCCATCCATCGCCACAGCCCCCACGGGAGGGTATGCCGCGAGGTCCACAGAGCTCTCCATCAAGCGGCCCCACTCCTGAAGGGTGGGCGCGTGCCGTGTCCTATCCCAGGGCTCGGTGACCATCTCGGATGGGCACCACTGTTTCGAGCTACCCCCTACTCGCAGCCGCGAGCTTGCTCGTGCCCTTCTTCGTCCCCGCCTCGACTACAAAGCCCGCGATGGCGATGCCTCGCCCCGTCGTGGTCCCCGCGAGGGACGCAGCATCGGAGAAGCTCACCGCGAAGCTACGGCTCTTCTGTTGTCCGATGTGCTTCTCACGTTCGAGGTTCGCAGAGCTGGCGGTGACAGGGATGCTGAAGGTCACATCCTCCAAGACACTGGGAGATGCATCCTCGAAGAGGGGTCCGAAGGTGAACTCAACCGCATCAGAGAAGGCGTTGAAGACGACGTGAAGCCTTCGTGTCCTCTGCCATCCTGCGATCCCACTGACGTTGATGGGATGCGAGGTCCCCGCCATAGAGACGAAGCGGCTCGTATGGCCCGTGGCGGTGTCCTTCCACGTCGTCAGGCTCTCTTGGAAGACCTTCCCATCCGCGTTCACGTAGGTCCATCGGCCTTGCCATAGACAGGCGCCCACGATGGCCTTGATGGCTGAGCCCTCTGAGACCGTGGCATCGAGGTAGCTGTTGACGGTCCAGAACGGCTGTTGGCTGTTGCCGTTCAGATAGTCGTAGTTGACCGCGAACTGACCGTAGGTGAGCCGCACGATGCTCTCAGAGGGCATGGCCACGGCTGAGGTGATGGTCTGGGGGGTCGCATCCGTCGGGCTCGTCCCTAGCGTGGTCTCTATGGGCTTCCCCACGAGGACCACGGAGAAGTCTCGCTTCAGCATCGCGTAGCCCGCCGTCGTGGGGAACAAGACCCCCTCGGTGCCCGCGTTGCGAACCCCACGGGCTTGGGTGCATCCAACGTCACTCTCGAGCCGTCGTGGCGGTGCTGGGGTTGGAAGGCCGTTCTCCCCGGGCAGCCCGCCTTGGACGATCCATATGGAGTCCGCCTTCGCGGTGACGAGCACATCATCGAGGGTCATGAGGGAGGTGATCTCCCCGCCCTCGAAGGGTGGGATCACCAACCCATCGTTGAAGCTCAGCCCATCGCCTTCCACCACGGGGAGGGAGATCCAGACCGCATCCGTATCGCAGCCCCCGAGGATCACCGCGCCCTGGTGCATGTGCACGATCGCCGAGCTGGGAGGGATCACATGGTCTAGCTGGCCTGACGTGCTGTAGAGGATCCGACCTCGCCTCAGCGTCGAGTCCGCTTGGGTCAACGTCGTGGACTGGTCCACGCCTCCCACGGTGCTGACGAGGGTCTTGTTTAGGTAGAAGACCTCCCCATCCCCTTCGGTCGAGTAGACCTCGATGAGGACGGCTGCCGCGCTCGAAGACTCAACCCGGTTGGTGAGGTGAAGGCTGGGGATGCCCGCGAGCGTGAGGGTGTTCTCGGTGCCCGCGAGGGTCGCGCTTATGGCGTTGCTAGGGGCACTGCGATGCGTGTCCCCCAGGGCATCCGTCCACGAGTAGACCAGCCTGACGTTGTATTGCTTCAGGAGGGTGAGGTGCCCTCCCCCAGTCGTGGAGCCCGTCAGGGTGAGGGCTCGCTCATCGGGCTCGTATGCGAAGCCCAGCTCTGAGACTTGCTGGCGGTCATAGATGCTCGGGCAGCCCCCGGCGAGGACCAGGGCGCGCCCCGTGTCCACGGCCATGACCCCGACGTTGGTGACCTTCACCCGGAGGGCTTCGACACTGCGCCTGTAGGGGAGGTCGGGCTCTCCCCCGGAGAGGAAGGATGCATAGACGTAGTCCCCGGACCGCCCCGTCCCCGAGAGGGATGAGATGCCACGGCGGTTGGCGATCACGCTCGCGAGCGTGGCCCCGTTCTGATTCCCCATCTGCCTGGGGGCGAACGTCGCAGCCATCCGCTTGACGTTCTCGGTGTACTGGCCGAAGTCCACGACGAACCCCGTCCCATGGGTCGAGTGGTCGTTGATGACCGCTGCATGGACCCTGGGATCGGTGAGCCCGATGATCCAAGGCTTCGAGATGAGCACCGCCCTCTCAACCCTGGGGCCGTCCGTCGTGCTGTGGATGACGGAGCCCGAAGAGCCCACTGCGTTGGAACGTATGCGAGCGGTCCCCGTGGTGCCGGTGCGGTAGGTCGCTCCCACCCAGACGTTCTGTGTGTCGGTGTCTACGATCCCAACGTTGAAGACCGTTCCCCCGGTTGCCTCAGCAATGGCCGTGGTGGGGCCGTAGTGGACCGTGGTGAGGTCGGCAGAGAGGGCGAGGACCTTGACCAGGGTGTTGCTCGTGTCGTCCACGCCAAGCCCGACGTGGACGCGCCCGGTGTAGTAGCCGTAGTGGACGCACAGAGCTGTATGGCCCGTCGTGCTCACCCCGGAGAGGGTGGTGATGGTGGTGACGATGACGAGCGTTGCCGGGTTGTAACGGGCCAGCTTGACCCTGTTCGAGCCCAGCTCCGTCTCTACGACCACGATGGCTTCAGTGGGGGTGCCAGTGAGGTCCCATCGACCATCCCCGACGTCCACGGTGACGAGCCCCGCGAGGGCGAAGGTAGCCCCCACCCAGGTCATCGTGGACAGGTTGAGGCTGTCTAGGAGGAGCGTGGTGGTCTTCCTGTAGCCGATGACGACGCGGCTCCCCACGGTCGCGACCTTGGGGTTGGTGATGGTGCCCGCGGTCTCGCTGGCGATGACATGACGGCTGAAGATGTGGGCGCCCGTTTCGACGTTCACGACGTCCGCACAAATCTGATCCGTCCCCGCCTCCGAGCGGGAGAGGTAGACCACCACGAGGTAGCCATCGCAGTACGCGAGGTCGCAATCGAACTGGCCGAAGGGGCTCACGGAGACCCGCTTCGCGAGGATGCTGGGGTACCTGTCCTTCAGGATCCAATCGGAGGTCGAGCCGTTGGGCCAGTAGGTATCAAGCTGGCCCTTGCCCGCGCGTAGAAGCTCACCGCCATACGCGATGAGGCCCTCGGGGGTCGGTGGGGTGGTCGCATCGAACCTGGTGTTCGTGAGGGCTATGCAAGCCGTCCCCGCCCTCTTCTCTATGGCACCCGTATGGAGCACGCGGGCGTTGAGTAGGGACCTCATACGGACGGAGAGGCGCCTATCCGTATGCTCGTCTATGCCCGTGGCTACCGGGATGTCTACGAGGGTCGTCGGGAGGGGCATCGTCAGTACACACGCAGGTTGACCCTGCCCGCGCTCGTAGCCGTCACCCGGACTTGGATGGAGAGGTCCGTGGCGCTGTCATGGGAGGGCACGAGGGCCACCCGCGTGGTCTCATCGGCCGGTGTGATCTCCAGCCACCCCCGGATCCTTCGACCGAGCCCATGGGCGATGGACCTCGTCTGGCCCGCGGTGAAGACGAGTCCTTCGATGAGGAGCCCATCACCCACGAAGGCATCAGCCTGCAACTCCTCAGCGTGCTGACGGAAGGTGTCCGCCAGCTTCTGGAGGAGCCTGTCAGGGTAGCTGGGGAGTACGAAGCGCTTCGTACTCACCTGAAGCCATCCCAATCCTCGATGCACCCTCCAGAGACGTCCACGATGGCCCTGGGAGCCCCGCGGTCCCTCTCCGTGGTGGCTGCGAGGATGCGAGCCTCAGCCTTCGCCTTCAGCGCGAGGTAGACGCTCGGGTCTGACTCTTCCTTCGCAAGGAAGGTCGCTGCCGCTCCATTGATCGCGTACTCCTCCCAACGGTTGGGGAGGTCGATGCTCGTCACCGTCACCTCATCGAGAGCAACGAACTGGGGGTCATACCAGAGGCGGTAGGTCCCCACGGCGTTCTCGCTCGGCGTCACATAGAGCGTGTCCCCTATGAGGTCGAAGAGCCGGTTCTTGGCGAGGGTGCGCGCCGCACTGCGGTTGCGTTGGGCGAAGCTCGCACGATGGACCTCCGTCCACTCGCTCCCGCACTGGAAGTCCAGACCCCTGAAGTTCTGGAAGTCGCTCGCGAGCGCGTAGGTGTTGCCCGTCGCGATGCTGAAGGTCAGCAGGGTCGTGAACGGGTTGGTGGGCCTGCTGATCAACAGATCGAACAGGTCTCCCAGCTCATTGTTGACGATGGCCGTAGCCTCAGCGCGCGAGATGAAGTCTGAGTTCTCCATCCCGGCCCGAGCCAACGCAGCATCTATGATCGAGGTCAGGGTCACAGAGGCCACGGCCGCACCTCGTCAGCAGTATTCGTAGAAGTCGGACAGTGCGTCGGCCAACGCCTTGTCATCGCCCTTGGCGATGGCGCGGCGCACGGCCCCAGCGGCAGCAACCTTGCCCGTGTCCGAGGACTCCTCTTCGCCTTCCGGCTCGGACTCATCCTCGGGCATAGGCTTCGCGCTGCCCTTGCCCATCTTCTTTCCCATGAGGGCCAGCAAGAGGGAGGGCTTCTCCATGTTCACACCGTGGTGAGAGCGATCTGACAGATGCTCGCCGGTGCCATGCAACCAAGCTGGACGCGGGAGACCACGCGGACCTCTACACCGTCCGCACTGGCCTGACGGAGGATTGCGCCACCCGAATCGTTGAGCCTCACGGGCTCATCGAGCGAGCAGAGCTTGAGCTTGTCCAACTGGACAGCCCACGCGGTGTTGCGCTGGCATCCGATCGAAGGGACGACCTTGACCATCCCACGCGGGCCGTTGATCTCGAAGGCCCTGAAGCCGACCTCGCCGACCTCAACATCCACGTAGCGGCGGTTGTCCGTGAGGTTCTTCGTGAGCTTCGCGAACTGCGCGTAGGAACAGAAGATGTGATCAACCTTGTAGTTGAACTCAGCCACCTTGTTGATCGCATCGATGAAGGCGTCCTCAACCGGATCGCTCGCACCGTTGTGGTACTGCCCGTAAAGGAGCGAGTCAGCCGACCTATCAACCCCGAAGAACGAGTCTCCGGAGGTCGGTGCCGTTGCCGGTGCCCATGCTGCGAGGCCAGCCGGACGACGACGCGTCGGGGTCGCGCTGTCCTGCCTGTCACCCTTCACGAAGATGTAGTCACCGTCAGCGATCGACGCGATGCCGGAGACCGCACCCGTGAAGGTGACGACTCCCGTGCGGCGGTTGACGCTGAGGACTTCGAGGTAGTCACCGCTGTCACGGAGGACGTGGCCCGACTCCGATTGGGCGAACTGGACCTGAAGACCCTTGGCGAACTGATGAGCATCGCCGAGGGACGTGAGGGTGATGGTGGAGCCCGTGGACGAGGAGATCGTCCCGATGGCACCCCATCCACCACGGAAGAGCGCGAACTCAAGCGCGTTGGACATGTTGTTGATCGCGGAGTCGATCTCCAACTTGCGAGCTTCCATCCATGCGCCCGCGCTCGAAGCCGAAGCCTCCAGCGTCTCGTTATCGATGATCACGATCTGGTGATCGTTGACCCTCGTCAGGTCGAAGGCTTCGACCCGCGAGCTGACAGAAGAGGCCCGCGACTGGGCCTCAGAGAACGTCGCGCCACGGGACTGGGGATCGCCGTACTGGACCGGCAAGGGGTACTTCTTGCCGTGGAACTTCTGCATCTTCGGCAGCATCGCGAGGAGCGGCCGGTCATCGTTGACCAGGAACTCCATGCGCTGACCCGTGTACAGCTCCTTCAACCCCGCATCGTATGCGGTGAGATCGAGACCCATGTTCGAACACCTTCGAGGCCACGCCTCGCACTTGAATTTCCAAGTGAGCGAGAGGCGGGAATGCCTCTCGCTCGGTGCCGGTAGGCCGTTAGGCCCGGGTCTCTCGCGGCTGTGTTGTTGGAGTCAGGCCCGTGTGGTTCTCTCGAACTCGACTCTCATAGAAGGCTTGGGCGTTTCCGCCCCGTAGTGTCAGCGCTTGCCCGCAGCCCTCAGCGTGGCCTCTACAGCCCGCTTCACGGCATCATCGTCACGGGTTGGTGCGTACCTCGCCACGGGCTTCCTGGTAGCCGCAGCCCTGTTGGTGATGGCCTTCACGTTTGCCCTGTCGGGGTCGTCCTCCTGGGGCTCAACCTTCGAGGTCGAAGCCAGGGACTTTGCGATCGCCTTCACGGCCGCTGTCTTGTCACTGGCATCAGGGCTCTTCACACCGAAGAGGGCTGCGAACTTCTTCGCGCCCATGAGGCCCTTCGCGTAGCGCTCGATCTCAGCGACCAAGAACCCCTCAACCTTGGCCACGACGTCTGGCACCTCTAGGACTTCGCCGGTCTGCCTGTAGTGGGCATCCCTGAACTCGAAGATTTCCTTCCCCACATCCCAGGCCGGGTGAAGAGCCTGGTAGCAAGTGATCGCCTCGCACTCCTCAGCCTTGGCGCTGACGTGGTCTCGGATCTCAGTGTGCAGGGTCGCAAGGAAGGCCGTGCGGGCCTTCTCCTGTTGCTCAGCCTCTGCCCTCTCGCGATCGGCTACGGCCTTCGCCTCAGCCTCAGCCTTCTCCCGTTCGAGCTTCTCGAGCCTGCTCTCAACGGTCTGGGGTGCGAGCTTGCCTGCGAAGGCTGCGGCTGCGGCATCGATCGAGACCCCGAACCTCTCCGCGACCTCCGAGAGGAAGAGGGATGGGTCGTCCTTCAGCTTCCCCTTCAGCTCAGCCCAAGCCTTCGCCTCAGCTAGCTCCTGCTTATGGGCCTCAGCTTCCTTCCGGAGGGCCTTCTCCTTCCGGGTGAGTTCGGCGAAGCCCTTCGACAGGCGGTCCTCGGGCTCCGGTGCCTTGGGAGGCTCATCGGGCTTGGGTGCCTCGGGGGGTGTGGGCGCTGCCGGGGTCTCTACGGGCGCGGGGTCGGGGGTTTCAGGGACGGGTGTGGTGACGGTGGTGCTCTCCATCGACAGAGCACCCGCGTTTCAGGAGCCCGCCCGGATAAAGGTGTCCGATCCGGACATGATTAACGGAGGGCGCCTGGGTGGCTCCTGAAGCCCTCCCAGGGCACGCCGATCCCCGTATACCCCCTGTGTACAGGCTTCGATCTCTCATCGAAGGGCGCACGACTACGAGGGCGCCCCGGGGGGCTTCAGGAGCCCGGACCCTATGAGCTCAAAATAACATGTCCGGATCGGACACCTTTATCAGGCAGCCATGGGGGGCATGCCGGGAGGCGCGCCCATGCCCATCTCGGGGGGCATGCCGGGAGGCGCACCCATCTCGGGGGGCATGCCTGGGGCTCCACCCGGGGGAGCCATCGGTGCCGGTGCTGGGGGAGCTGGGGGGAAGGTCTCGTCCACCATGTCCAGCCACTGGAGGAGTAGCTCCCTCTTGGACTCTTCGACCTTATTCACCTCAGCCCTCTTCAGGTAGAGGTTGCCCAGCGTGCGGCACGTCTTCTCGTCGTCGTTGGGGCTGGGGCGGATGAGCACTCCCTCTTCGAGGATGCTCTCCAACATCATTTCCACTGCCTTGCGTGGGGCCGTGGCGAGGGACGACCACTTCTCCAGGTCGGGGTAGTCCAACAGTTCGAGGGCCTCTTCACGGCTCGTGATGAGACCTTGCTCCTGCATCTCAGCCACCCGCTGCAACTTGCCCGCGGGTGTCGTGGGGAGGAAGTTCGCGGGGAACCCACGGACGATGTAGCGGTCTTCGTCCATGTCCTCCCAGTCCACGGTCTGGCACTTGTTCCCCTCGGACACCTTCACCTTGGGCGCATGGCCTTTCTCCGCGAGCTGGGTGGTGAGGGCCAGCACGCACCGGGCATCATCGAGGGCGAGGTCCTGGTAGCGCTCTCCCTGGGTGACGAACCTCTCCGTCTGGAGGTCGTTCATCTCCCTGATGGCCACACCGGCAGTGATGCCCGTGTCCTTCCTCGAAGCCGCAGCCATCTGGCTGATGCCGGTGATCTCGTATGCCCGTCGGATGAGGGTATCGAGGTGCTGGTAGACCTCCGAGGGCATCGCGTTCGCCGTGGCAATGACAGGCGGGCTGCCCACGTACTCATAGTGGCCACCCATCTGATTCGTGATCTCGTTGGTGACCTTCGAGCCCGCCTGAAGGAAGACCCGCGGCACGCATGCGAGGTGCTGAGCCTGTTGGATGGTCCTCAGTAGGCGGTTGATCTCGATCTGGATGCCCGTCAGCTCATCCACGAGGCTCTCACCGTGGAAGCCTTCGAGGCTGTCTTCCCAGCGGAACACCGTGAAGAGGAAGTGGGGGAGGTCGTAGCCCTCATCGAGCAACGTGCAGTTGTCGATACAGATCGTATGGCGCCCACCCTTGCCCGTGGGGTCCTCGCTGAGGTGCCAGGACTCAACGACGCGCACGAACTCGACGTCACGGGTGTTGTGACCCTCGTTGGCGTTGCCCCGGATCCGCTCCCGGTGCTTGGGGAACATGCTTTCGAGCTTGGCCCGGAGGATGGGGCGCACGAGGTGGAGCTGTCTGGGGTCCTGGTAGCGCCCTTCCTCCTCATCGATGAGGACCTCGTGGGCTAGGACCCTCTCAGCCTTCACCCGATCGTTCTCGATGAACCATCGCTTGAAGCCCGTCCCGTAAACCGCACCGTCCACGAACTGCCGCTTCATCAGGTCGTAGTTGCGGGTCTCGTCAAAGACACCTTCGACGTATTGGGTCCTCTTCTTCGCCTTCCGTTCGATGGTCTCGTCGCCCCCACTGGACTGGTAGACGGGGCGCGGCTTGGCAGCCGCGATCTTGTTCTTCGCCGTGTTCACACACGAGCGGATGACATTGAGGGTGATCCGATCGCTGTCCCTGTTGGTGACGGTGCGGTTGAACTTCCCCAACCCCAGGCCCATCAGCTCGCGGTTGCTGAAGAGGCGCGCGTTGCGGAGGTACATGGCCCTCCTGCCCTGCTGATCCATCTCGATGGCTGAGGCCACGGCCATGACGTGCATCCACACGTCGGGGCCCTTGATGGTCCACCACTCTGTCTGAGGGGTCTCCTCGCCCGTGGAGCCCCGCTCTACTCGCGGGCTGTAGCGGACCTTGGGGGTGGTGCTCACGACTCACCCGCGCTGTAGAAGAGGATGTCATCCTCATCCTGATCCCTCAGCCGCTGGGCTCGCACCGTGGCGGTAGCGACGTCCTCCGCGGTGATGTGCTGGGTACGGGTGATGGAGAGGTCACCGACCTTCACTGCGTCGAGGCGGTACTTCGAGGCGATCTTGGCCAGGCCCTCAACGAGCGCGAGGGTGTCTTCCACGGGAGTAGGTGCCATCTCGATGGCACCGGCGTTCCCAAGAGAAGTCCCCGTGTGCGAGTAGGGCCCGCTTCGCCCTGACTCCCAGTGGCCAGGGAGGACCACCAGTGCCAGGGTCAGGTGCCACGGGGGACACCCTTTATGGGGTGGCCCGTTCCCTATGGCCTCTCCCACCACGGTGTTGCCTCTCGCCGCTGGGCCTCGCGCTCCTCTTCCTCGACGGCTGCCTCGTCATCGTAGACGTAGACCGAGCGCTTCTTGGGGAGCGGGGTGGCTGCGTAGTTGGTGGCTCTCCTGAAGAGGTAGAGGGCAGCATCCGCGAGGTGGTTGGGACAGTTGGGGTGCTCAGCTCGCTTGTGCCGCTCCAACGCGCGCTCGTCCCATACGAGCCCGGACCACTCCTCGGAGAGAGGCGCGGCATTGGGTAGCACCTTGATGCGTCCCGTCTGGAGGTCGGAACTCATCATGTCTATGGCGTCCGACTTCCCCAGCTTGTCCGCGTACTCCAAGGGGAGCCTGTAGCGCTGCCGGAGTTCCTCAACGGATTGCTTGGCAGCCCCATCGATGACCATCCCATGCACGGGGTAGCGCTGGGCCATGTTGCCGATCCAATCGGCTACCTGGGAGACGATGAGGCCCTTCCGCTTCTCCGCGAAGACGAAGTAGAGGGTCGGGTCGTGCTCACGCTGGGCACCGATGACGATAGCCGTGTCATCGGTGTAGCCCAGGTCGATGCCCATCAAGTAGGTCCAGCGACCGTCAGGCACCTTGGCGAGATCGTTCCTCGAAGAGTCGTAGCGGTAGCAGAGGAGCGAGTCATCGATCGCCCATTCCCCCAGGTAGTGCCTCTTGAAGAGCGGGGTCTCTGCGATGCGAGGGTTGGACCGAAGAAGCTCCGCTAGCTCCTCGTCCCACTGGGCTCGTATGTGCGGGTTGTCCCGGGCGTTCCACTTGTGGACGCTCCACCCGGGGACGGCGCCCGTGGTGACCCTCCAGAAGAAGCCCTTCACCGAGCCCGGCGTTCCTATGAGGGAGAGCCACCCTCGAAGGTCCACGAGGGCCGGGCGGATCTTCTCTTCGACGATGGTCTCTAGGTCCTGCCTGAAGCTCGCGGACTCATCCACGACGGCGCCCCGGAGCTTGCTGCCTAGGATCTTCTCAGCCTCTTCGGCAGTGCTGTCACCGCCCACGACGTAGACCACGGACCCATTGCCGAAGGTCACGTCCCCGGTGGTCTCGTTGAACCGAGCCTCGATGCTGAACTGTCTGGTGATGGGCCGGAGGATGTCCTTGTGAAGGATCCTCTTCGCGCTCAGCCGGGTGAGCCCCATGAAGACGAAGCTTGCCCCGGGGTGTGCAAGGGCCTCGCTCGTAAGCTGTATGCCGGTGCTGAAGGACTTCCCTGCCCTTCGAGAACAGAGGGCAGCCCTGAAACGGCATGGGTCATCGATGAACGCGCGCTGTATGGGGAAGGCTGCGGCGAGAACGTCAGGAGGTCCCCGCCGTCGTCGCTGAAGCTCCCGGGCTGCGTCGGCGATATCGACGTAGGCACCCGTGGACGTCTGATACAGCCGCTTCACCCCTCACCCAGTGGCCTTGGCCGCGGGTGTCGGTGCCTTCTTCGCGGGGGTGGGAACGAACTCCGGGTTGGGTGCGGGCATCGCCTGGGTGGGGGCGGGCTCAGCCTCTGGCCTTGGGGCCATCTCGATGCGTAGCTCGTCCTTCACGTTGGCAGCGCGCTCGCGCTCTCCCATCTCCCGGTACCAGGAGACATTGCGAAGAGGGACACGGTTGCGGATGCCGCTGACCTTGTGGACCAAGAGGACCTCTTCCTCCGTGAGGTAGGCCGCGATGCTGTGTAGCTCGTTGCCATCCCCACCGGGCTGGTCCCCGTAGTCCCAAAGGGAAGTGCGCTCCTTGCCGGTGCGTCCGTCCGATGGGCGGCAGCCTCCGGGTGGCTCCTGAACGGGCGCGACGAATCCAACGTACTCAAGTCTTCGAGCGGTCATAGGAGGTCTCTCTTGAAGGTCAGGCCGTAGCGCTTCTGTATGGCGCCGAAGACGAAGCCCTGTGATGTGCACTCGCGAGGCTCACCCGCGAGGGTCCAAAGCCTCTTGGCGATGCCCCATCTCCTGAACGGGGCCTTCGTATAGGCGTAGTGGCAGAGCGGGAAGTCAGCGCAGATCCAAGCCAGGATGGTGTCCGGGTCTTCGACCTCGTGCGCGACGATGAAGAGAGACTCTTGGAGGTGACGCTCTATGCGGGCCTTCGTGGCCTCAGAGACTTCAGGAGTCCAAGAGGGCTCCTTGCTGCCATAGAGGTGCCAGCGTCGCTGACTCTGTAGCCACGAACTCCTGATGAAGTTCTCCTCGCTGCCACCCTTCGTCAAAGAGTGGACACCCATGGGGGGCGAGGTCACTTCGGAACCTTCGGGAGCTTTGTGCCCGATGCTTCGTCTACGAGGCGCTGTAGCTCCTCATCACTCAGCTTCTCAGCGCTGACGGTGACCCGAGCCTCTGTCTTCTTCGTGGGCTCCCAGTGCTGGGAGTTCCGCAGGCGAAGCCAATGAGCCATCGCCTTCCACTCGCCGGTGGACAGAAGGCGCCTGACGACCTCGCGCTCTACTTCAGCCTTCGCATGCACGATGCGAGTTCGGAAGGAGCGGTAGGGCTCCTCAGCGTCGGGGCCCCGGCCCATCCGCATCCACACCATGAACGTCCCCTCGTTGACGTTCGCGAGGCGCGCGCTTGTGGCGAGGGCATTCCCCTCTCTCAAGTAGCCTTCGATCTCGCAGGTCAGGGCCTCGGTGATCCCCGCGGGAATGCCCGTCTTCCGCTTGGGGCCAGGCTTCTTCCGCGGGGGCTTCGGCTTCGCGGGTGGAGATGCATCTTTGCTAGTGCGGCGTGGTTCTCTCGCCATGCAAAGGGATGACTGTTTCCACCGGAAGCTTTACGCAGCCCTCTTTGGGCTCTGATTAATCCGTAACGCCATATTCTCAGAGGCGATCTTTTTGGCTGTTTCGATGGCGATATCCCGAAGCCAAGAGGACACGGAGCGGGCACCCGCGAGCTTGGCTGCCTCGGCTAGCACTGCGAGTTCCTCCGCGGTGACGTGGGCTCCGATGAGAGAGCCTCGAACCTCGGAGCGGTCTTCCTTCGCGGGTCGTCCCCGGGGGCGCCTGGACTCTTGCTCTCGCTTGGCTGCCGTCTCACCCCACCAGGCGGTGAGCCTGTCTTCGAGCTGGTGGAGCGTCGTGAAGACCTTCTTCAGGCTGACGCCCTCCGTCCTGGCGATGTCTCGCATGGAGGCACCATCGACGTGGGCAGCCCATACGTTTCGCTCAAGTCCCGCGAGGCCACCCCGGTGGAGGAACTCAGCGCACCGGGAGAAATACTCTTGGGTGGGCTC